AAAGCAGGTTGATTTGTATGAGGTTTTTAGTTCCCCAATGTTATTCGATAAAAATATATCAATAAAAAATATTAAATGTGAAAATAATGTGATAAATATGTGAAAACACTTGAAATATAGATAAAGTTATAGTATAATGTAGTCAATAAAAGATGAGGGAAAAAACCTCATAAGACACCGCGAGGAGACATAAAAATAATTTAGTGAGGTAAAAATTATGAGAATAACAAAAAAAATTATTGTGCGAAAGGCTGGACAGCATAAACGAAAGAACCGGCAAAAAATGGATTTTAGATTATAATACTTACTATGGTTATCAAATTATAGAACAGGTGAACGAAGGTGGCGGCGTTCGTGATATATCGCAAAGAATGAAGAACAACGAAATGTATTTTTTCTTCGTGGTATTCAATTAGCACATTGGGAAAAAATATAAAAAGGAGGTTTAAATATATGAAAAAAATATACGAGTGTACAAGTAACAACCTTAGTTCAGACACGCCAACCGTTTATATATATAAAAGGGGGTACGGTCGCTATGTGGCTCTTTTTCCGGGCTATTCACAACGCTTTGAATATACAAGAGATATATATCACTCTCCGCAATATAAGTTAGTTACATATTATTATGGTGACCCCTTAATATTTATAAATAATTTATTAAATGCTAAGTTAGCTAACACAATAAAATATTTTGAATAGTCGAAACGGCGGAAAGCCTCCGCCGTCATACTGGGGACGGTCGCCCGGTATCTGATGAGGACAGACCAAATAAAAAATAATTTGGTGAGGTAAAATTATGTTTGAAAGAATAGCAAAAAGTAAAGCCGGATTCCGTGAGCGTTTCGCAATGGAAAACGGAAAAAAAGAAGAAATCATATTGAATGGTGTTTTATATTACAAATACAATTATTCAAGTGATTTAGATTTTCAGGACGGTAACGGCTGTATATTTAACACTAAAATTTTAGAATGGGTGGGATAAATTATGTATTATTTTTTACTTGGAATGAAAACATGTGTTATAGGACGGGCGATATAATGTATATAGTTATTAAAAGTGAAAGAGGTTTCAACCTCTTTCACTGTCCAAAAAATAAAATATTAAGCTGTGTTATAAATATAATAAACACAGGCCGAATAGTAACGGCCATTGTAGATGATTTTAAAATTCGGTGGCAGATAGTAAGGAGTTAAAAATAAAATGAAAGAATATGAAAAAATTTTAAAAAAGTACGCTAAAAAGGATGATATACGCTTTCAAATAGTGAATAATAACACAATAATATTGTGTTGTGCTTATTATGCAACTAAATATACTGTTTGTAATGTAAATGAATTTGTGGAATTTCGGAAAAACGAGGGTTATAAATTAAGGTCATTTGATAATATTTTAACTTTATTTAATTTGACCGGTCACGAAAAAGAAATAACAAATCCAATTGAATTTATAAACAGTACAGTCCTTAAAGAAAGCCGACTTTTACGGTATGAAATAAGTAAAAATAAATATGTTTGTTTAAATCCTATATATTTGAAAAAAGTATCTGTAAAGGGATTGAGATTATATACTCAATTTAAACAAATAAAAGACGGTTTTTCAAGTGTAGGTTTAGTGTCTTTAATTGATGATAATAACGAAGTTAAAGCGGTAATTTGCCCGGTTAAAGTTGATAATATTTTGAAAAAGATTGAATGGGTGGCAAAAAATGATTAGTATAAAAGGTATAAACAAATATACAAAATATGAAAAAGATGCATTAAAACGAGCTCTTTTGTACAATGTTCTTGTGAAATACTGTGAATGGGAAGGATGTAAAGACTGTGAATATAAACATCTATGTAAGGATATAAATGACATGTTAAAAAGTGGAATATTAGACGAAAGCGAGGTGAAAAAATGAAATATTATGTAGGATTGATTATTGAATTATGTGTTATATCATTTATGATAGGATATACACTTGTGTAATTTTAGTGAAAATTAGAAATTTACATTGACATTTAATCTATAATCATTTATAATGTAAATGTAGTCAAAAGTCATTGGTAATTGACTATACCTCCTAAATTTGAATAGTGGCAGGTTATTTCTTGTCCGCCTGCCACAACATCACAGTAAAAGTTTTTATTTCGGTGCAATTCCGGGAACTGTGCAATCTTAATAAAGGGGGTCAAGGATTGAGAAAAAATTATATAGTTCGTTCTGTGACAGTCACAGAGGCGACAGTACAGCTTATAAGAAGTGAAGATATGAAATTAGAGATTGAAAATATATCATTCTTCGGTCGAATTCCAGAAGAAAAACTTGTAAGCGAATGTATTAAAAGGTTCAGCACACCGGAGAAAAAAGTGCTAAGAGTAATAAGTCATAAGTATTTTAAAGAGATACGAAAAATTGATGAAGAAACTTTTTTGATGTATTCAGAAGTAATTGACAAAAAAGAAATGGAGATTTAAGAGTATGGATTACGAAAGTAAAATTATTGAAAGTTCAAGAGAATTGAGTGCAAAAGAAAAACTTGCTGTAAAAGATGTTACAGGTGCGAAAAGTCTTGACGAAGTGGCAGAAAATGAAAGATTGAGAATACACCCACAGTTGTATGCTGTTTGTGCTATTCATAATGAAAACGCAAAAGATAAAAAGGACTATAAGAAATATATTATAGTTGACTATGACGGTTTTAAATATATTACAGGTTCAGAAAGTTTTTGGAAGTCATTCATTGACATTCACACAACAATGAACGGTGAAGATTACGAAATTGATGTATTCAAGAAACCGTCAAAGAATTATTCAGGTAAATATTTTATTTCCTGCGGAATTGTATTGTAATTAAGAACGAAAACAAGATCCGGTGAAATATCCGGGTCATTTTATTAGGGGGTTCTTTATGGCAAAAAGAAAAAAGAAGAAACTAACCGCTAAACAAGCTGAGTATAGAAAGCAACAAAAAAGGCTTGAAAGATATATAAGAGAGGGTAGAAAGTTCGGATATGAAGCAGAGTTTAATATTCCCTCAATGCCGTCAAGAGTAACAGAAAAAGCGTTAAGAGAGATTAAACAAATAAAGCCTAAGGATTTAAGAGCAAAGGGTTTTAAAGAAATAAGTTCAGGCCAAGTATATTATGGTGAAGATTATAGAGTTAGATTAAATATTAAGAAAGGTAAATTCCCAACTAAAAAACATAAAAACGGTGAGAAAGGTCGGGGGGTTATTCCGTCATATCAAGTAGCTTATAATAACCTATACCCAACAATAAAATGTATATTAGAATTATTGGCTGATTACAAAGAATTTCTAAATTATAACTATTATCATTGGAGTATGTGGCAAGCTAATAATGTACAGTTTAGAGTTGGTGAGCTCGAAGAAGAGCTGATAAATATTTTATCTGATGTAGATAAACTAACATTCATATATGAAACAAAGAGATACACGGATTTCAGCACATATGCTTCAATAATACATCAAGACAGTGTTTATGAACGAGTTATAGCTGCTGTTGATAACTTTTTGGAGCTTCTTGACATTGATATTGATCCGGAACTTGTTTCAAGTATAAACGAATATAACTCATTTGAAGAGGAATACGAATAATGGGTATTAAGAAATATCATTGTTTTATGGGTGACTTTGAAACTACGGTATATGAGGGTCAAGAAAAAACAGAAGTATGGCGGGCGGCATTGGTTGAATTTTACACCGAAGATGTTAAAATATACCATAGTATAAATGAAACATTTGAAGTGTTAGAACAGTTAAAGGGTAATAATTTGATATATTATCACAACTTAAAATTTGACGGTTCTTTTTGGTTAGATTTTTTATTAAAAAACTCTGAATATGAACAAGCTTTTATAAACCCAGAAGTATTCTATGACGATAAAGAAATGCCCATAAAAAGTTTTAAGTATTCTATAAGTGATAGGGGGCAATGGTATTATATCATAATAAGGACAGCAAACGGATATATAGAATTAAGAGACAGCTTGAAACTATTGCCATTCAGTGTAAAAAAGATTGGTGAAGATTTTAAAACTAAACATCAAAAGTTAGAAATGGAATATACCGGGTACAGATACCGGGGTTGTAAAATAACTGACGAAGAAAAAGAATATATTCGGAATGATGTACTTGTAGTTAAAGAGGCTTTGGAAATAATGTATTTACAAGGTCATAATAAAGTGACTATTGGAAGTTGTTGTTTAACAGAGTTCAGAAAAGGTTATAATGCTTTTGAGTATAAAGATTTATTTCCTGATTTAACACAGTTTGATTTAAACTACGAGGAATACGGACGGCATAATGCAGACGAATATATAAGAAAGAGTTACAAGGGGGGTTGGTGTTATGTAGTAAAAGGGAAAGAAAAACAAGTTAAAAAGAACGGTTTAACGGCTGATGTGAACAGCTTATATCCGAGTATGATGTCAAGTGAAAGTGGTAATTATTACCCGGTAGAGATGCCTACATTTTGGAAAGGGAATTATATACCAAAAGAGTGCACTAAAAATTGGGCAACGAATTATTATGATGAAGTTCAAAGCATACCGCCCAAATACTTCTTTGTAAGAATAAGAACTCACTTTTATATCAAAGATAATATGTTACCATTTATTCAAATTAAGAATAGCATATCTTATTTGGGAACAGAATACCTTGAAACAAGCGATATAACAATAGGTAATAAAAGATATGATAGAGTATTACATCAAGATAATATAGAAGATACGAGGGTAACATTGACTTTAACCTGTACAGATTTTTACTTGTTATTAAAGCATTATAATCTTGAAGATTTTGAGATACTTGACGGTTGTTATTTTTACACCAAAAAAGGTTTATTTGATACATATATTGATAAGTATCGAAAAATGAAATTAGAAGCAGAAACATCAGCTGTAAGAACCATTGCTAAATTATATTTGAATAACTTATATGGTAAAATGGCTATGAACACAAACAATAGTTATAAAATCGCAAAGTTAGTTGATGATACTGTTGTTTTCTATGATGTACATTCAGAAACGAAGAAACCCGGATATATTCGGATAGGCTCAGCAATAACAAGTTATCGGCGCAACTTTACAATAAACGCCCGGCAAGCTAACTACTACGGTAAAGATAAACCCGGATTTATATATGCTGACACAGACAGTATTCACTGTGATTTACCACTTGAAAAGATGAAAGGAATAAAGGTTGATAATAAAGCATTCTGCTGTTGGAAAATAGAAAATGAATGGGATTACGCCTTTTTCAGTAGGCAAAAGACATACATTGAACATACTATTAAAAAAGACGGTGAACCTTGTAAACCATTTTATTTAGTAAAATGCCGGGGTATGCCGCAAAGGTCAAAAGAATTGTTCATAGACAGTTTTAGTGATGAGTGGAAAAAACACAAAGACGATTACCGGGAGAATGAATTAGAATTTTTAAAAAAGAAAAGAACACTTAAAGATTTTGATGTAGGGTTAAAAGTTCCGGGCAAACTTAGACCGGTAAGAATACCTGGCGGACAGTTGCTCGTTGAAACAACTTATGAGATGAGGTGATAAATTGACAAATCGAGAATGGAAAGAATTCATATCAAAACAATTTGATGTGAGCAAAACTACGGCAAATGATATGTTATCCGCTATGCTTAGAGTAAAGAAATATAAAGCGGAGAAAGGAAAAAAAGAGAATGAAAAAAAGATTAACATACAAAAAATTTAATTATATAGTTGGACTAATTGAATTTGTAAACAGAAATAGTATTAGTCAAGAAGATATACAGAAAATTCATATTGATAAGTATAATATTATTTTAATATATTGGAATTGAGGTAAGTTAAATGATACGTAGAGAAGTTAAAGTAAAAACAAAAAAAAATGGTTGTACCTCTTATACATAGGTTTTGGATTATAAGTACAGCTAATGCGAGAGAATTTGATAAGGGTAGCTTGCTGGGGGTGATGATAATGATTAAAGTAATAGTATTTATAATCTTCTCCCGGATATGTTTTATCGACTATTGTATATTAAGAGGTAACAAAAAATGAAATACTTACTTAAACATCAAATGGATTATATTTTACTTGATTTTATACAGAAAATAAAAAAGAGGGCAATGCCCTCTTTTAAATTAAAGTGCTGAACAAGTAACATTTGGTTCAAAAAGTATAACTCTGATATTTCCGTACCTATTACCAATATTAGCAGGTACAAAGAGTTCACAATTTGCACGCCCCTCAATACCGTATGTGTTATTAGAAACAAATATTGACTGTCCGCCGTATGCTTGTGTATCACCATCACCGGTTAAACTAATTGAAATAGGTTCTGTGCAACTAGATTGTCCTGATACTAAAATTAAGCCAATTACACATCTTGTCAATCCAGTACCACTAAATTTTATAGTGGTATTATAATCAAAATTGAATACATAGTTTTTAAAAATGCCATTTAACGCACGATTTGCTAAATCATTAGCAGTCTGTGCCAAAGTTCCCCGAGCTGTTGCTGTGCTATTTACAGCTTCAAGTGTCTGATTGGTATTACCTCTAACTGCAAAATAGCTTGCTGGGTGTCCTTCCAATTTATCACTATCTTCTGCTTTACCCGCCAGAGATATTGTATAAAGTGTAATCGTTGATGTCTGTTCAATGTATGAACACAGCACTGTTGCGCCTATTCTGTATGCGTTTGTTGTCAAAGGCTGTTGGTTAGTGGTATAACCTGTAACCTGTTTACCGTTAAGCGTGAATGTATCACCTGTAACGAAGTCCGAAGTTGCAACAAATTTAAAAGTTGTGTACTGCGCCGGAACTGTAATAGCGTGAATTGAACCTGTTTTAAGTTCTGTTGCTGTTCCTATACCTCTAATTTCATTGTCTTTCAGAACCTTGTCGATCTTTTGATAGTTCGGGTTATCCATTACAAGAGGGTTAACAATATCTGTGCCCTGCGCAATATTCAATTCATAGTTATCCGTTTTTAACATAATATAAGTCTCCTTTCAATTAAACAATCAACTCACCGCCCTGTGTAACAAGGTGAGTGTAGTCAATGTTAAGTGCAATAAGTTCATCATAGGTTTTATTCCTATCTTTAAGTTCATCATAGGTGATACTATTATCTGTATGGAAAGCGCAGAGATAATCGAACATTTCCTGAATGCTGACTTGTTCACCAGTGAAGAAGTTTATAACCTTTAAATCAATAAAGCCCTGTGATATTTTATCAAGCAAATACTCATTATTCTGCTTTATCTGTAAGTTGATACGCTCGTCTATGGCAATTAAGCTATCGTCAATCTTTTTATCCATATCATTAAGTCTACCGTTAAACAAACTAATGTTAGCATTTACTTTTGTTTCAAACGCTTGATACTGTTCATTCAAAATTTGTACGGTATCACCAAGCTGTTTTGTAACACTCGCCTGTAATATAGCTATTTGCTCATCTGTATAGGCCTTTGAATTATCTTCGTATTCCCGAATAATCTGAATTACTTCTTCAACTCTCTGTGCAAGTTGACAAATAGTCTCATAATAACTCAAAGCGTCCGAATAGATCGAAGGCAAAACTATTTTGGGCTTACAAAGTAAATTTTTTATATCACTCATAAAAAACACTCCTTTCTTTACCAAAGCATAAAGAATAAATCATTTAAGTCATTGATAATCATTAAATCTATATCCTTAAAAGCCTTTGCGTATCTGTCATATATATCAAGATATGTAAGACCGTTAAAGTTTGTACGAATGGTTTCATTTCGTTTATCACTGTTCTTATCAATACCGTTTTCTGAACCTGTATTATTTTGAGAGTTTGTAGTTTTACTTGCGTTTGTTAGATATGTTTCGTTTTCAATATTATCAAGTGCTCCTTGCGGTGTGTCTGAATACATATCACGGTTCACATTTTCTGAATTACTCTGTGTGCCTCGTCTATATTCTCTGTTGTCTGTGCCTGCACTTTCTCTTGTTGTGACAATGTCACTTAACAAGTCTTTATCAATAACGGCTTTACGCTCATTATATAACAAGTTGTAGTAGGGCATTATTTCATTTAACTTTGTATTTAATTTGAGTTTCCAAAGGCCTACTGTCTCAAAACCTATTTCTCTTGTGTAGTAATGCTTTAATATTTTTTTACATAGTGTACCTTTATAGTTGATGTCAAATATAGGAAAATCAAAGTCAAATATATGTGGTATAGCCGTTTCAATTATTTTATCAACATTGCCGGAGCGTGACTGTTCAAGGTTAGAATACTGCTCGCAAATATACCTTAATTCTGTTGTGTAACTACTCACTCTTTATCACCTCTTCGTTAAGCATATAATCATCTTCCGACTGTTCTTCCTCTGCGTCTTCGTCAAAGTCGACATCATAATCTTCTCGATATTCAACCCAAATATTCAAACCGAACATTTCATTGATTTTTTTACAAGCCTGCTGTCTTGCTACTATTCTACTGTATCTGCTTGATATTACACCGCCGAGGTTTCTTTTAATTTCGTCTGTCAACAATCTTTCCTTTTTGGATATGTTTACATTTGAAATACCTAAATATGTTAAAGCCTCATTCCAATATTGTGTTTTCAGTTCATACAATTCAGCTGATACATACGGAGCCCGTGTTGTCAACGCTGTTATGCCTTTTACATCTAAGCCCCTATTACCGAATATAAAGGGGGCATTACCGTCATATTGTTTGTATAGATTAAGCATTGATAATCTATCATTCTCATCACATAATACCAATACAGGTGTTTTCTGTGCGTTTACATTGACATCAATTATCCTATCTATATTATACAACCTCTTTGAAAACATTTCAACATCTAAAACGCTGTTTTTTCTCAAAAGGTTATTATAAATTATAACACTATTCTCTCTGTCTAAGTCTTTCTGATAACCGTTATAGCCATAAGCTCTGCGCTTTGTCGGCACACCGTAAACATCAAATTTACCACCGGGAACACAGCGCAAACCTACAAATCCGTTTTCGTCCTTAGACAAATCATTATCCTTAAAGAACACTGCTTGACCGTCTTGAAACAACCGAAGTTCCAAATATCTAACATCTACATTCGGTGGTAAGTTTTTCCAGTCAAACATAGATATTGAAAGCTCTGTAAGTCTATCATAGTATTGTCTATATGTCCGATTATTAAGACCGCCACTTTCCCAAAATTGCCTGTTAGCTCTATTCTTCGCCATTCTCTCACCACCTTTATACTCTGTTATCTAAGCTATAATTGCCTACTTCTGAACCGTTTTTCCAAAAGGTTATGCCGTTGTTATAATTTCTACATATCTGTGTAATATACTGCTGTGGTAAATTTCCTTTAATATTACAACCCACGGTTTTTGTATAAGTCCAATGTGGGCGCACATTTCTATTCGGTACTTTTACACGGTTTGTTGCATATCCGTAAACATCAAAGAAGTTATCCAAAATATCAATGTATTCAGGCTTGATACTTCTACAATAAGTATAAACACCTTTTTTACCTGCAAAGCAAGCTGTGTCTCCTGCTTCTGCTGTACCGATAAAACCGTCCGGTACAATACTATGCTGGTATATATCAATACCACGATTTATAATATTGTCAACACCCGAACCAATATCGGCTAAGGCTGTATCATTTTCATTTGTATTTCCTCGCCCAAAACTAACAGCACCACTTAATATTTGCACTCCGTCTTTGAGAGTGCTATATATCATTCTCCGTTTATTTTGCGCTATCCAAGTTTGATAATAATCTTTTATCCAAGGCAAAAGAGGAAAACCTGTTATTGTAAAGGAATGAGTAAAATCTTCTGAATAACCAGCATAATTGATTGGAATACACAAAGCCTTTGCATTCGCCCCCCAAGTTGCGTATGTTTTATATTGTGGTGTATCTTCAAATAATTCGTAATGCATTTCAACACTTTGACCGTCACACACAGCTATTAAAGAACAGTAAGGATAGGTGTATAATTTGTTATTGCGAGGTTCTTTTGAAAGTGTTCTTGTAGCAAAATTTTGCGTTGTTTCAAATAATTGATAGCCTTGTCCAAGTTCAGTCGGAAATAAAAAGATTGAAACAATAGCGTCAACTTTCCCTTGTGATGTGTAATCTTCAATGATTTTTGCAAGTTCCTCTAATGCTTTATCTAAACTTCCGTCCTTACTACTTAAAAAAGTCCAATAACAAGATATAGGATAACCGCCTACTGTTTTGGGAGGGTTTAAAGTGATAGCACTAAAATCGCCTTCATACACCGGTTTTTGCTCTGTCCGCAAAAATCCTATTTGCCAACTGTTGAATAAAAATCTTGCACCGCTTGTTGTTATATATTCACCGTGTCCCATTTTTTCAGGTACTGTGTTTTCACCTATAACATCTGTCCGACTATGTTCTCTTTCAACAAAACTTTCTTTAAGTTCATAATCAAAAAAGAATGTTTGCATTTCGTCAAGTTGATAATAAATTTCGCTTGTAGTGTTATTTATATATTCTACATTATCTATAAACCGATAAAACCATTTACCGCCGAAAGAAGCATTTTGAAACATAAGGTAATTACAATCAAACAACTGTTCTTGTCTTAACTGCACACGCATAACACCTCTTGTTGCTCGTTGATAGCTTAATTTATTAAGTTCATATTTTCGCAAACCTACAAAATAGTTGTATTGCTGATCGACATTATCAAACCATAATGTGTGTTGTCTTGTACTGTTTATAGGACAGTTCTTTAAAATATATACATTTGTATTGGGTTCTATAAACATATAATCTTCCTTTCTTGATTTATGGGCGAAGTGTTACCCTCGCCCTATAATCAATACTATCACTGTTTATTCATTGTAATTGTAGCACCAACTTCTAAACTCGTTGTTACTGCCCGTTCTGAATGATACTCAACACTACCGACTTTTGCAACAAGTGTTAAAGTTGTCTGTCCTGCCGGGTAAATAATAGCACCCTGCGGTACAACTGCAATACCTGCCTCTGTCGCTGTCTGTGACTGTACAAACAACATTTCTGTTGACGGCAATCCCCGGTCATCGTCCTGAACTGCAAGTGTCAATATGGTTGCCCGTTCGCTAATTGACTTTTCAACTACTTCTACTGTGTAACTCCGTTTTGGTTCTATTGTTGCTGTATCTGCAACGAAAACAACGGCATTACTAAACGGTGAAGAAGAAATAGTTTTCTTAATCGTCAAGAAATAGTTCCAATAGTCACCGCTTGCTACATATTTTTCAGTGAACTTAATCCTGTTATCATAAAACTGGAACCATTCACTGTCAACCAAAATAGCCTTAACATCTTTCATAAGTGCAAGTTCTTCCGCTGTTACTTCTTCAAGCTGTGTGCTATTCCGTCTGATTTCTGAAAACCTTTCATTATCAAAAGTTGTCCAGTCATCTACCAACTGCAACTGTCCCATAAAGGTTGCTTTATCCATATTGAAAGCTGACCGCAAAACACCAACATCATATTTTGCGTTGTACATACTATCCATAAATATGAACTGTTCAGATTTTGGGGTTGTAGTTGTAACACCAGCGGCATTATATTTTTTTGACGGAAATTCAAGCAAATTTGATGTTCCTCTAAATGATACTGCACTGTCTGTTAGTTCACCTGCTACACTAATAGGAAACATTTTGCCGTGTGATACTGCTTTGATAATCAAATACTTAAACATCAAATATTCGTCATATTCTGCACCACCATAAAGACTATCAACGATTTTGGCAATTAAATTTGTCCAACCATCTGCTGACAAAAAAGCCTGTTTCAAATCCTCGTCCTGTATAGTCACCGGGTACTGTGCAGAAAAGTTGATAAAATGAAAAGCACTTTTAACATCCGGTAGCGTTCTTTTTAATTCTCTCTGTTCGGCTTTTTCAACCGAAAATTCCCTTGCCTTTGCAATCTGAACAAAAACTTCTTCTACTGTTTCACCAAATTCCAAATAACCTTTTTTAAGTGGAGCAAACTTATTGTTAAACAATGCGCTCTTTACTCTTACAAGTGCTATTCTATTTATCAAGGCGTTCAAAAATTCATTTGCAAGTGCCGGTGTACCATAAACAACCTCACCGACCTTTGGAATATCAACCGTTTGTGTGATTTCAGGAACAAGCGACTGATATTGATAACTTGCGTTCTGACGAATGACATTCAAAATATCGATCGTACTTGCATTAAGCTGTGTTTGGCTTATTCTTCTTGCCATATCTTAATCCTCTCTTTCTTTGAATAAGTCCTCAAATGTGCGGACTTCTTTTGTTTCTTCTATGACTTCTTTTTCCGTCTCGTCATCTGACTTTCCAAAAAATCTATCACGATACTTTTTGCGCCAAGCCTCGTTGATTTCATTGTATTTGTTTTTCCAAATTTCACCCTCGTTGCTTGACCGCTTTGTCTGTAAATCAGTGAATGTGTCGCTGACATCTTCAATGATACCAAGTGCTTCATCGTCAGTTCTGTCACCAACAAATGTTCTAACGCTGTTCATAATATCTTCATAGCTTTTTATTGCCATTACTTACACCTCCTCAACTGTTACTTCTTTAAGGCTTAAACTCTTTGTAACATTTACAATCAATTCTTTATCACCGTTTGTAATATTGTTTACGGTGACACGATATTTCTTTACCGGGGTTTTAAAACCATTCAAGCATTTATCTATCATAATAGCCGGATAGTCGTAAAACCGAATATTGCCATCACAACGAATACCACCGATATGTACAGCGTTTGAATTTTGCCACATACCGTATGTGCCATACAAGGTGTACGGTTTAATCGAACTCCATTTAGCAATCCATTTATCATACTTCCTAAGTTCATTATAATTGAGTTTAGAAGATAACCAACTTTCTGAACAATAAATACCTGCATAATACCCTCTTCTTTCAAGAGTATCACAGAATGTTTTACACACCGATGTCCTTGTGGCTTTACTAATATTATCTGCTCTACCGTTATGTGCATTGTTTGAATACTCCGTATCAATATAGATAGGGTATTCAAAAACTTTACCCTTAATTGCCTCGGTCACAAAATTAGCTTCGTCCAATGCTTCAACATCATTTGTGGCCTGTGTAAAAAAGTAAGCTCCTACACCAAGACCGTTTACTTTTGCTTGTTTATAAAAACTTTCAAAACATTCGTCTTTGGTAATATTAGAATATTTATACCCTCTAATACCTACACGCAAAATAACAAACTTATATCCTGCGTTTTTAATTGCATTAAAATCAATGCCTTTTTGATACTTTGACAAGTCAAGCCCTTTTAATTCCATTATTTCACCTCACTATGTTTTCCGATAAATCCCTTTATAACATCAGGAATAATTTCAGGGTTAATATCAGAAATATTTTCAATTATACTACCGACTTCCATTAAGCAAATATAAGCACAAATAGCACTGCATACTGGAACGGTAACGCCTAAATCAATGATACCCTGTGCGTAATCTACAAAGTAGCCAAATATCACACAAAGAATTGAACCACATTTGTGAAAAAGACCGTCTCGCATTTTTGTAGAGGAAAAATCTTTATTCTTCAAACTCTTGATTATACCTGTAATCAAATCAAAAAGAATAAATACACCTACAATCAAATAACTCATAGTTTAACTCCTTTCTATAAATTTCTAATTACATTATACTATATGCTTGATTTATTGTCAATATTGTGTTACAATATAATTGAAAAAAATATATAAAAGGATTATACTATGCCAACTTATTATGACGGAACTAAACTTTTAAGTTTAAGTGATATAAACGGTAACAAGCCCGAAATATTTATTTGCACTTCTAACCGTTCAGCCGGTAAGACAACTTATTTTTCACGCCTTTGCATAAACCGTTTTAAAAAACAAAAAGAAAAGTTTGCTTTGTTATATCGTTTTAACTATGAGCTTGATAACTGCGCTGATAAATTCTTCAAGGATATTTCTTCTTTATTTTTCCCCGGAGATAATATGCAATCTAAACGCAGACGGTCTGGAATTTTTCACGAACTATTTTTAAATGACGAACCTTGCGGTTATGCTATTTCAATCAATTCTTCCGACCAATTAAAAAAATATTCACATCTTTTTTCAGATGTTCAAAGAATTATGTTTGATGAGTTCCAATCAGAAAGTTCTCATTACTGCTCAGATGAAGTTACAAAGTTCATTTCAATTCATACAACAATAGCTCGTGGACAAGGTAAGCAATCACGATATGTGCCAGTTTATATGGTGGCTAACCCTGTTTCGCTCCTAAACCCATATTATGTACAACTTGATATTTCAAATCGTTTGCAAGCTAACACTAAATTCTTAAAGGGTGATGGTTTTGTTCTCGAACAAGGTTTTAATGAGAGTGCTTCACAAGCACAGGCTCAATCAGCATTTAACCGTGCTTTTGCTACAAATGCTTATATGGCATATTCACAACAAAATGTTTATCTTAATGATAACAAGGCTTTTGTTGAAAAATTAGAGGGTAGCAATTCTTATGTTCTAACTCTTAAATATAAGGGAGAAGATTATGCAATCCGTGAATATCCTGAACAAGGTTTCCTTTATTGCGATAATTCCGCTGATAACTCATTCCCTATTAAAATCACCGTTACTACGGACGACCACAATATCAATTATGTTATGCTTCGTAAAAATGATATGATTATAGCTCGTCTCCGTTATTTCTTTGATAAAGGTTGTTTCCGTTTTAAAAACTTGAAATGCAAAGACCGGCTGCTTAAAACAATTTCATATTGATACATTGGTATCTACTTGTTAATTTCTTAACTGACAGTTAAGGATAGCACAGGTGAAATATACTGCCTTAACTTTTTTCTCGGTTTTGCTTACCGCTTTTAAGAATTACAAGTTTCAGATATAGTCGCTGTAACTGCTTCGTGTGGTTCAGCGACTTTCTTTTACCATATCCATCTAAACAACCTGCTTT